ATGCGAATGACATAATCGTATTCTCCGTATTGTGTGTATGAATTGCTACTGAGTAATCGTAGCATACTATTTAGGTGTTGTCAAGCAAGTCTTTTCATGTATCTATTCTGTTGGGTTGGATGAATATCACATGCCATAGAAATCCTGACATCCTTTCCAGTGTAAGGTGTTGTCCAGTGAGGGATATCATCCCTGAATATTAATAAACCACCTTGTGTATTTGGATACTGCACTCCATTATAATAGGTACCATCAGATTGATCTCCCCCTAGAAACAAATTGCAACAAGTAAAATAATCAGGTCCATTTGGATGTGATCTATCGTTATGAACATGAGATTTAATACATTCACCTTCTCTAAAAGTATTAAACCATGCCTGATACCATCTACCTAAACCAAATAATGATATTAACTTTGGTATAAGTATTCTGCCTACCAAATTATTATCTAAAGCATTATAATAGCAAAATCTACCTGTTAAGGTATCTCCTTCAGTGTTACTAAAATTATCTGGACCCAGTTTCAGTAACTCAGGTTCAATTCTAATAACTTCATTGTAAATAGTTTCTGCTTCACCTTCAGTTAAAAAGTTTGAAACAACAAAGACATGATCACTCAACAATCTCATTGGTAGCAGCTTTATCAAGTGTCTCTAACATAGCATCTAGACACTCAAACATATCTCTATACCCAAATGCACTAGTAAGTGAATTAATCTTTTCCTTCATCTCAAATGCCTCTGGATCTTCTGCAGCAGACAATGATAAACGTGTATAGAATGTTCTTTGCTTATCAATTAAAACTTTACAGTCATCTATATGCTCTAACCTATCTGCTCGTTTCATCGTGCCTAACTGTGATGTCTTATGAGCAACATACTGATAGGTATCAAATATAGTTTGCAACTCTGCTTGTACTTGGTCTGACTGGAAGAAAGTCATAAAGGTAATACTCCTTTAGATGTTTTTTTCATGTAATTATACTTCTGTGCCTCATGCTTTAATCTTTCCTTTAATGGTTTAGATAAAAGTTTTGGGACACTATCTATTTCAAGATCATTTTCATTGCAGTAAGTAACTACTGCTTCGATGTAAGATATTAAACCATTGCTGGTTTTAACTAACCTTTCAATTTCCATAGAAAACTTTGCGGATGTCATGAAGTTCTCTTCAGGATTAACTTTTTTCTTATCCTTTGGCATTAGAGAACTCTTCGATATAGGATTTAAGCAATTGTAAATAGTCATCAAGATTATACTTTTGGAATACTTGGATTGAACCATCTTCAACCGCAATTAATGTAACGATCTTCTTCACCTCAATACCAGATCTTTCAAGAAACATTGCTGCGTATGCAGTCTCTTGCACATAATAGTGCTCGATGTATTGTTCTTGCTTCTCTTTAGTTGAAGTTTTAAAATCAATCACTGCTAACTCACCATCAAACTCTGCAATACAGTCTACTCGACCAGCGAGTCCAAGATAATGTGAGTATAAGAAAGTTTCTAAGCAGTGGATGTTATTAATACGATCAAGAGTAGTCTTGGCCGACTGAAACATTCTAACAGATAATGGATTATTTGCCAAGTATCTATCAGTATTCAAATCATCTTTGAAATAATCTTCAGCCATGCTATGGAATGCTGTGCCTCTTTGTGTGGCACGTGATGTTATTCTATTAGCTTCCTCTTCACCAATTCTCTTTCTCCAACCAGCGAAGAAAGCAGCATTTTTAAATGATGTGATTGATGTCACACTTGGATAATATTTATCAGCACCTGGTATGGGGTAAAATCTCACCCCATTCTCACTCACTGGCTCAACATCAATCTCTTTAAGAGATACATCAACAAAATTAAATGGCATTAGAAACCTAGATTATATTTGGCAATTAGATAGGCTTTAACAAGACCTGATCTAACAATGTCATCGATACCCATTTCTACACAAGTAAAGTCTTGCATTGACTGAAGTATCTGTATGAAGTCTGAGATACCAGACTTCTCATGCTCTCTAGTAAGATCTGACTGGGTTACATCACCACATAACATAATCTTAGAGTCTTCTCCTATACGAGTAATCATAGAGTCTAACTCATGGAAATTCAAGTTACTGAATTCGTCTACAATAACGATAGCGTTATCAAGAGTAACACCACGAATAAAACTTGTAGACCAGAAACTAATTGTTTGCTGTGCTTTGAGGTTGTCATATAACATTTCAAATGAATTGTCATCAGGCATACTAAACATATACCTTACCATATTTTTATATGGTACTTGATAAAGCATTGACTTGTCTTCGTGATCTCCTGGTAGGAAACCAATCTCTCTAGTAGGAACTAAAGATCTTACAATGTATATTTTATCATATGGTGTGGTTTCGTCAAGTACTTCTTTTAATGCAAGATATAATGTAATAAAAGTCTTACCTGTACCTGCTGCCCCATGCAATAGTATATTTTTACCATTATTATAAGAGTCATAAACCAATTCTTGATTTGGTGTCAAGGGTTTGATAGGTACCATATAGGAACTATCAATGGGTTTTTTTCTCTTCATATGTTTTTTAGACATAGGTTGAAGTGGTGCAGTACCATTACCATTAGTTTTCTTTCTTGCTCTTGGCATTATGTAAACCTACTCAAGTTTGCACGAGGATGTTGTTCTTGAACTTTGGACATCACCTCTTTAAATCCATCTTCCATTTTAGGTTTGCCATATGTGACACCACCTACACCAGCAGTCCAGTCTTTATCCCAGTCAGGATTGTCATTTCTCCACTGATCATACTCTGTCATTGTCATAGAGAGTTCTTTCTTCTCTTGAGTATTCTTATTTATTACAGGATAAGTAGGCATTAGTCTATTCGTAATGAGGGTGGTAGGTCTGACCAATCTAAGCATCGGTCTTCAGATTCAACTTGACATTCACATTCTTCTTCTGGACACCAACCAAGTGCATCAGCAATGATAGGAAACTCACAAATGAATTGTTGTTTACACAACTCAGCAATTTGTGAGTGCTCCTTCTGAGTGCCATGTGAAGAACGTAATTCTATATAGTGCATCCATGATCTAACAGATCCAGTCATATAGAGTTTAGTAGGAGTAGCAAGAGGTAGTACAAACCGAGCACACTCTTTTGCTATACCATTAGCAAGGAGCTCGTTGTAAAGATCCATTGAATGAGTAAAGTGTTCAGCAATCCTTTCTTGAAGATCTTGCTTCTTATTATCTGGTATGTCATCAATACTATTCTGACGGTTCTTTGTATCCTGACTACGAAGATCAATCATAGGTATCTCTTCTGCTAATAAATTAGTATCAGCATACCTTTGAGAAAACTCTTGGAAAGTAAACGATCTATGACGTAGTATCTGTGCAGCAAGACCACGTGTGGTATCAATCTGCAACGTCATATGTGCTTGCTCAAAGATAGACCAATGACCATGCTTAATACAATACTTTAATAAACCAGCAACCTTTGGATTGTCTTGGTTGTTTGGATTAGATACTCTAGCAACATATCCAATAGTTTTCTCAGCGTCAGGAGTGACAGAGACTAAACATACTTTACTCATGATTTAACATTAGGATTTTTAAATAAAATAATAGACATCAATAGCAATCCCCACGATTTAAAGTAACCTATTACAGGGAGTCCAAAGATTGCTGGCATTAACCAATTCCATAGTAGCATAAACCCTACAGGAACTACAACTAATGCACCAATTACAACACCAACTTTGTTAGCAGTAGATCTAGTCTTCGGTGTAACCTCTTCCTCTTCTACTTCCTCTTCTGCTCTACGATCTAGGTAGACGGTGGTGCCTTTCTCTTTGGTTTGTTTTCTTTTTTGGAATCTTTTAAAGGGGCTGCTGTCCATAATCTTGGGTTGACCATACCGTCAGTTTGTTTGAGTGATTTAAAACTTTTTTTGTATAAGTCATAGTAATAATCAAAGATTCTAACTTGAGAATCTGCTATTACTATATCATATTTGGGTGTTTCACCATTGTCATCCATGTAATGAACAAGATAAGCAGTATAAGGTAACGACTTATCCTCTGCCATCTTAGGATCACAATTCGCATGAAGAATCTTCAAGAGCGACCACCCCATTCTATCTGAGGGAATGCCTCAGATACCACTGCCTTAGTGATACGCTTATACTTCTTATTCATTTGTCCATCTTTAACTAAACATAACAACTCTGCTTCTTCAGCAGAGAGTCCTTCTAGTAGTTGAACAAACATAGACTCTCTCCTTAGAGAAGGAAGTTTAGCACCACCCTTGAAGAATCTATAGAGTCCTTTAGACTCATGCTCTAATCGTGTGTGATCAGTGCCTACAGGTGCATCATTAGGTGTGTAAGGCACATCACCCTCTGGCATCAGAGATAAAACAGAATCATCAAAGTTTATAATCAGTAACTGACGTAAACCTGACGAGTTATTTTCTCTAAGTAGTTTAATTTTTTCTGCTTTAGTCTTAGCATTACTAACCTTTCTAAGAACCTCAGAAATTAATAGTTTGCTACCACTATTATATGTTGCTTGTTTAGCCATAGTTTAAATCCAAATCATTCAGTGTCATCTTCTAAGTCATCTTCGAGATAAGTTGTGCGAAGATAGATTAAATCATCATGTATGATGTTTCCATTTTCATCCAGCATTTCTGGATGTATAACACCTTTAGCATAAGCAGCGTTTTCGATGTAATCTTCAACGTATCCTTTTGCTAACCATGATACCGTAATACCAAGTATAAAGGCACCTACTATTCCTAGTACAACAAGTGCGATTTCCATAAGTATCTCCCAGCTATTTTTATTTAGATGAGATTCTGTTCCCTTAAATATCTTACTGTGTCAGTACAACCACCAAGTTTCTTACCATCCAGTATTACTTGAGGAAATGTGGATCTATTACCAAACTCTTGATAGAATGTGCGTCTTCCAAAATCCTGATCTAATACTTTCTCGGTAAAAGTATAACCCTTAGCTGATAGTACTTGCTTAACTTGTGTGCAGTATGGACAACCACCACGTGTATATACAGTAAAGTTCATAAGAACATATTGTTTTTTAAATTATAGCATAAAAAAGGAGGGGTCGCAACCCCTCCTGTATGTTCCGATTGTAGAGACCGCACGAACGATGTCTCAATCCTATTTAGAATGTGAACTTAGCACCGATTTTAGCACCCCAGTTACGGATGGTGTCGCCATCGCTGTCTTCGCCAGCAGTAG